CCGATACATAAGTGATCATATAAACTCTTTTAACTGAGATCTAATTCTCGCTACTACTGGCTCCCACGTGTGAACCACCCCTAGCAAATATTGCTATGTCAATCCTTCGTCGAAACGAAATGGATCGACCAACTCGCAACACTCTCGTCTACCTGACCCGAGTGAAACCGCACTATCTGCAGAACGCAGGTGTGCTCAAAGACCCTTTCGTTGAGCAATGCCTCACCGAAATGCTCGGCCCCGACGTCATCACTGACTTCGACGGCTACTCTCGTGCCTTCTACTCTCTCGAAGGTCACTACTGGAACTTGTGGAAATACGATCGCCCACATGCTCCCATGCCCACAGATCCTGCCCTTCAGCAGGCCATTGAGCATGTCTCAACACTCTACCGCCTTGAGACCCCCGCCACAACCATTCGCTGGGATCAACTCAACAAGGTGCCCTTCATTCCATCTTCATCCGCCGGATGGGGTTACATCGGAAAGAAAGGTGCGCCAGGCAACCACGACAAGGCTATCAGACGCGCTGTCTCTAGCTTAAACTGGTGGCTGGAAGGACCCCGCTCATACCGCGGCCCGTTCAGATACCATCCAGACCTTGCGTGGACTCGTACCCAGTTGTCAACTCTTGACAACCCCAAAATACGTCACGTATGGGGCAAAGCTTTCGAAAACATCATCATCGAAGGCCTCACTGCCGCCCCATTAATCGAAGCTTACAGCACTCGCTGTGACCCGATGGTTATTGGCCTCCAGCTATACCGTCGCCTGCCCATGATTATTCAGCAGGTTCTCAATCCATCACCCGAGGAAACACCCCGCATCGGGATCGGATTGGATATCAAGTCATTCGACGCCTCTATCCCTGTTTGGCTGATCAATGTCGCTTTCGACATCCTCAGACAAAATCTCGCCTTCACTGGCCCCATGGAAGAAGCAGCGTTCGAATACGCCCGACACTTCTTCATCAACACACCAGTTGTGATGCCTGATGGACGAATGTGGCTCAAAAAGATGGGAATCCCATCTGGAAGCTACTTCACATCACTTATAGGCTCAATCTGCAACTCCATCCTCATGGCGTTCTTACAACTGAAAATATACAACGAAGTGTTCAAAACATATGTCCTAGGAGACGACTCTCTCTTCGGCATCCCGCAGTCGCTCGGCTGGCCTGATCTTGATCAGTTTGCCGCCCTGCTGTCTACGCTCAACATCACGCTCTCACCTCACAAGTGCATCGTCACTCAACGACCTGAGGAACTCCACTTCCTCGGCCACTGTGCTCGTCACTCCCGAGTTGACCGCGACACCGCTGAGCTCATCAGACTGGCTCTCTATCCGGAATACCCGGTGCAAGGACCGGCCATGTCTGTCGCTAGACTAACTGGCATCCTCATCGACTCGGCTCTCAACAGCTGGCCGATACTGCATCTTTACCGCTACATGCGTGTCAAGTATGCTCTCGAATTCGAGACAGAGGATCCTCCCA